TTTCGGATGAAGACCTCTATTGTCTTTGCCAAATGAGAACATTTGGAAGGGCTTTACCGACTCCCTCGAGGAGGATGTTGGTTCAGAACCTTAAGGATCAAATATTGGTCCTTACCGACCCGACAGAGTTGGATCCTAGGATTCCCCAGGTATTTAATCAGTTTGCTGATTATTTGGGCCAAAGGCTCAATGTAGGCGAAATGCCTTTACACTCACATGTGAGTCTGAGCACATCTGGCTCATACGATGTACCATCGTCGTCCGGTGGAAAAGCCACCGCAGCCCGTCTTGAGATGGCTAAGTTCCAAATGCAACTTAAGGACCTTACTTGGTCCTACAAACGGGATGACCCGCTTATATCATTCCAATTGGAAAGTCCCGCCTCAGAAAAGGCAATCGTCTCATATTGTGACGCTTACGGCACTGCCGTTCTCCTTCAAGGGGATCGCGGCAGAATTGCCTTACAACCAGACGGTAAGTCTGGTAGGGAGTTTGGAAACCCCCTCTCGGAAATGCCGGGAGAAGTAGGAAATTACCCACTTAATAGAATGTTCTATCGAACCAATAATGATATTGGGCACCGCAGTTACGGTATCCGACAAATGATCGGAAAGCTGGTCTCTTCAGCTTCTACGGGGCAACTTTTGCTCCTTATAGCGACCAGTCGTGCCGCCGAGTATGGTTTTTATACTCCCGAACCAGATCTATGGTTCCATGTGGAGGACCTCCACATTCCAATTTGGAAATCCACAAGATTCCGTGGCGGCCCCCAATGCGGCCCGGTGAGATATCACCCGGAGAAATCCCCGAAAGCAAGATTAACTTGCTTGGCAGAGCCCGGAGCAAAATGCCGGACTCTCTCCGTCAACCAATTATGGCTGCTTATTCTATTCCAGAATATGAGGTTCATGGTTGAACCTATACTAGCACGTGATGGACGTGCAAGGATCGGTTTACGTTCCACCAACAAAATGTGGTCTTTCCTCAAGTACTTGAGTGGCCGGAAATTATCCGGAACTGTCGTTGGACAGAGCACTGATTATAGTGCTTCAACAGATTATATACATCTGTGCTTAATCGAAGCACTGTGGAAAGGATTCCTTTCCTCGGTGGATCCTCGCCACCCTTTTCTGGTTTTCTCAGAATTAATCTGGTTTCCCA